AATACAAACGTATCATAGATGGTGTGAATAATACCGCGAGTGACGGCGCGTTCCAGACATTCCTCGATAATCAGACGAACTACGCCAGACAGATCAATTCCATGGAGGAACTTCAGAAATTCCGGCCAAGGTTCACCAATGCCAAGGGCGACATCAACGCGGCGGCGTTTCACAAGTTCGTCGCTGATCTCGCCGCCCGACGCGCCAGATCAGGTGTCGATCCGGCGATGAGCATCTCTGACGACACGATGCACGGCCTGATCAATATCGACAAAGACCTGAAGCGGGCCACGAACATTGATCTCGGCAAATCCCGTGGCTCGCAGACCAATCTGTTTTTCACCCTGGCCCAGGCAACCGGACTGGGCGCGGCGCATCTCGGAGCGGCGGCGCTCAGCCACGGAAATCCGACTGCCAATCTGTTTCTGCAAGGCGCGATGAATCAGGCGGGAAAGATGACGGGCAACCTGTTATTGCGGCGGGCGGTCAGGAAAGGACTTTCCCCACCTCCGGGTGGATATGACTACAATCCGCTTATCCCCCCGGGTTCAAACGCGCCGCCCTAAAGGTAAATACAGAGCAAGACCGGCAGGCTGATCCAGGCCACGACCACGGCGAGGGCCTTCATCTGCTCAGGAGCGTTACTCGACCGCCATCGAGTGGTCGTTCGTGCCTCCCAGGCTGGCGGAGCATACGCGGGCGGCGGTTCAGGCGGGTCCGGGTCTGGCGCGGCATCGACCGGTGGTAGCGACAGCATCCCCTCCCACGTCAGCCCGTGCCGCTTTCTGAACGCCTCGGCCTGGAGAGCCGCCGCCGCAACCTCGCCCGCGTGCTCGCTGCCCAGCATTCCCAGTATCCGCGCGAGGCGGGCGCGCTCGGCGGCGCTCACGACGGCTCCGTCTCCGTCGTCGGCACGATGCTGACGTAACGGCTGCCCGCCCAGGTCGCGTCGATGTGCCCGTCAGGCGTGGCGGTCGCGACGTGGACTCCGTCCGCTGTCCAGACCTTCACCGAGTTGTGCCCACGCGCGATCTTTTTGGCACGGCGTAGCACACACTCACGGCGGGCCGGATCGCGGATGACGAGCCTCACCTCGCCCCCACCACGACAATCTTCGCCGCCGCGTCGGCCTCCGCCAGCATCGCCGTGGGGACGTTCTCCATGGCAAGCCAATATGCCCCCACCAGTACGAAACCCATCAGAAGCGAGGCCAGCAGGCGCTGGAGCGGCGGTCCGGTCATCGGATAGCCTCGATCGCCACGCGCTCGGCGGCCTCTTCATGGGTCAATCGCGTATGGCCTTCCAATCGCTCGGCCGCATCGGCCAGTTCGTCGAGCCGCTCGATCGCCAGCTCAACACCGTAAGCATCGCACGGCAGATCCCGAAGCGCGCGAAACTTTTGCCGCGCGTGCATCCACAACGCGAGATTTCGCAGTTCCTCACTAAGCATCGCGCGCCTCCTGTTTCAGCCGCTCGATCGCGGCCGTGGCGTCGTAGAGGACGTCAGCGGGCGGCGGTTCGATGTTGCAACGGCACCAACTCGTCAGTCTCTCGACGCGCAGGATGTCGTCGGCGCGGCGGTCCCAGTCCTCGTCGCTCATGCCGCCCTCTCGATCACGCGGTGCATGTCGGCCAGCACTTCCTCGGCGCACTCCAGGTGGAACACCTCGTCACCGATCCGATCCGTGGCGCCGTATTCGCCGCACAACGCGCAGCAGAGCCCGACCTGTCCGGTGCCACCGCAGACCTCGCATCGCGTGCCGCCACCGGGATGGTTGCCGTGAAACGCCACGCCATCCTCGCAGCGGTCGCAGGCAACCGTCAGAGGGGCCGGGTTGCGCCAGGTTGCCGTCGGCAACCGTACATTGTAGGGTTCTGGATCATGACAATCGCGTGACACCGTTCCGCGTGCGTAAGAGTCGCGCCCGCTCTCCAGTATCGAAGAATTAAACCGAGTCCAGCGTGGTATTTCCGCTTGTCCTGGTTGTGCTGGCTGGTAAAATACCCGGCTCGCGTCGGGATCATTGCTTTCAACGTCTGAGAAATACTCAGCAACAGGGAGTTTACAATGGGCTTTGAGCATGGCGGCCTCCAATCAACAGAGACCAGACTATTCACCCTGGGTGAAGGTGTCAACGGATTTGTCCCACTTTTTTTCACGTATGGGGAAATCAGTGCCCGAACGAAGGAGGACGGACCCGCGCCGGAACTGGGCGATGACGAGTATCCGCACCCGCCGCCGGCGAATCAGCCGATGCGGCGCGACCGCTCGTATAAAAAGGTGAAGATTGAGTCGGAGCGCGTTCGGAGGTTGATCAGTTCGCTTCGAGATCGCGCAGCCGGTCAGCCATCCGAGGCTCCCGGAAGCCGGCACGGCTCCCAAAATAGAACCGGTCGGTAGTCAACCCGAACTCCCGCGAGGCCAGTTCGATCGCCTCGTGGTTCGGCGGGTTGCGATAGCGCGCGATGTTGGTCAGCTGCGATGGCGTCAGACCGACGCGCGCGGCGAAGCGGCCCTTCGGTAGCCCGCTCGCCTCCTGCGCCAGCATGAACCGGTCGCACATCTGTCTCGTGAGAATCGTTCCGTGGGCTGACATGCCGCCAGGGTATGTCACTGGCGGTGAACTACGCAAGGGTCCGGTGGATAAGCCTTGGTGAAGTCCACCCCTTGACTAACGCGTTCACCTCAAATGAACTAGCGGGTATGTCCCGTTCCCTGGATCAGCTTATATCAGCTCTCGGCGGGGAAACCGCCGTGGCCGACTTGCTTGGTGTTGGCCCAAGCGCCGTCAGCAACTGGAAAGCACGCGGGCTGCCCAAGGCGCGCTGGGTTGATTTTGTCATCCTGGGCCGGGAGATGGGCGTCAGACCCATCATCACACTCGACGAGATCCGGTTGGCGGCGGCGGCAATCGATAACGCGTGGAGCGAACCAGCGTGACAACGCGGCACTAAGGGAGGTGGGATATGTGGACATTGACGTGGCAGGACTTTCGCCGGCACGCGTTCGGCGACCCGAAACCGATTGTCCAACGGGATACGTTCAACGACAGGGACGAAGCAGACCGGCGGAAAGCCGAGTTGCAATCGTGTGGCGTCGTGGCTTGCGTGACGCCGCTGGCGATCCGGCGCCAGCGACAAAACCCCAGGCTCTACGGCGAGGCTCCGCGCTTCAACGCGGGATGGAAGTTGGCCGAATGAAACCGTTGGCCCTCGATTTGTTTTGCGCCAAAACGCTGGCATTTGAGGGGTTAGTATGCCAGGATTGGATATGGCATACAAAGCAGCACTTAAGACAGAACGCTTCTGGGCGAAGGTCGATAAAACCGAAAATTGCTGGCTGTGGACGGCGAGCCGCCAATCGTTTGGCTATGGCACCTTTATGCTTACCAAAGGCAAGTTTGCGCGCGCCCATAGATTTTCGTGGGAACTGCACAACGGGCCGATCCCTGAAGGTTTGTTTGTGTTGCATCACTGCGACGTGCCGTGGTGTGTCAACCCTGATCACCTTTATCTTGGAACAAATCGGGATAATGCACGAGACCGCAAAGAGCGCGGTCGATGGAAACGAATCAAGCCTCATGATCAGTGGGGCGAAAAAAACCCCAGCGCCATTCTTTCTGACCTTCAGGTTGCCGCCATGCTTGCTGATCTCGCCAACGGGGGGAGGCCGGTAAGTGTCGCACGAAAATATGGCATTCAATATCGAACCCTCTGGGCTATCAGACAAAGAAAAGCCCCTGGCTATTGATCTTTTTTGCGGTTTAGGAGGCTGGACGGAAGGCTTATTAGCAGAAAATTACAGAGTCATCGGCTTTGACATCGAGGCGCATCAGTACGGCGAGCATCGCTATCCCGCGCAACTGGTAATCCAGGACGTGCTTACGCTGCACGGATCGCAGTTCCGTGATGCCGCCTTGATCGTCGCCTCACCGCCGTGTCAGGAGTTCAGTTATATGGCGATGCCGTGGTCGCTCGCCAAAGCAAAGGCGCGGACCATTCGCGCGGATCCCAGCGGGCAAAAACTGGCCGACCTGACCGCGCTGTTCGACGCGTGCTTCCGCATCCAGGCACAGGCGTCGCTCGCCGCCGGGCGGCGGATCCCGATGGTCGTGGAGAACGTGAAGGGCGCGCAGCCGTGGGTCGGACGGGCGCGCTGGGCATTCGGTTCGTATTTCCTCTGGGGCGACGTGCCCGCGCTCATGCCAATCCAGAAATATCACCAGCGGCCAAAGGTCAGTTC